TGTGTCGTCCTCGATATAAGGGCGGGCGCGATATTAAAAAATAGTTTTGTGTCCCCCTATGTCCTATTATGCCGAAAGAACTATAATCTTCCTGTGTTTTAGTTACCCCGGTATGTCAGTATTGTTGGTTTTCCGTAAAAAAAACGTCTTATACTACTGCTGCTTGTGGAGTATTGGCCAAAATACTGCGTATCTATCCCCGACCAAACCCTGACCAAACCGTGACCATGCCCTGACCATGTGTTGATTACTGGTTTCTTGGGGTTGTGTTATCTGTTTGTTCAACAGTCTTGGTCAGGGGTCGGTCAGGGTTTGGTCAGGGTTATTTATATGCTGGGTGGTCAGTTTTAACTTACTGTTTATATACCGTAGCCTTTCCTGGTCAGGGTGGTCTATTAACTTATAGAAAGTTTTCGTTTAGTGGTAAAACCATATAAAAACCATCCCAATACCATACAATAAAAGGAAATTGATTTATCCCTGACCACCCTGACCATCATTCTTGTCCTCGATGATATCTAATAATTTTTTGATATCGGTAAATGCTGAAGTGAAGTCAATAGGAAGTGTTATTTTACCATCGTTGGCTTCTACGTAGTTTAGTAGCCCTTCAACTGCTGTGCGTATTAAAAAAGATGGCTCAACCGACATTGACTCTGCAATCCGGCAGAGTTCATCATGTTGCTCAGAGTTCATTCTGATGCCCATTGCGTGCGTTTTTGCCTTCATTACCCACATTGTATCACACATATAGGTAGCGTGCCAAATTAAATATGCGTAAGTGTGTTTTTTTTTGCTTATCTAACTGCATCGCACTTAGTGATTTGCGTCATGGAATCCATTAAGGGGCAATGGTTGCAGTCGTTTTTGTTTGACTATGTGAACAAAACAAATAAAGGTGTTCACATCGTGACACATGATAAGATTATGAGAACAGAGGGCAAGCTACAGGTCAGAACTATTAGCATTTCGTGGGAGCAGCATGTTAGGTTGCAGAATGTGGCTAAGGCCTCTGGTTTGAAGGTAGTTGAGTTGCATAGAATGGCATTGGCTAATTTATTAAATTATGTGGCTGAAAAAGGTAGTTTGCCTACCCCTAATTTAAGTGGAGGGGATGCCCAGTGAAAGTTGAGATTGCATTTACTGCTGATCAGTTGGGCGAGATTGCCGCCAGTGTAGTCGCTGAGATGGAGCGACAAGGCAAGGTGATGGTTGAACCAGTGCGTAAAACCCCATATTCGCTGAAGGAGGCGGCTCATCATATGGCGGTAAGTGAGCGAACCATAAAGCGATGGATTGAGTCTGGTCGTATAAATACTGTGCCTGGTTGTGGTCGTATTTTGATTATAGCGGATTCTTTAAAGGATATACAGAAAGGAGTAGCGTGAATTATCGTGCTATAGGTTTTGGTGAGGGTGACTTTGAGTGTTGCCGTGATCATGAGCGTCAGGACTGTGCTGTGTTGGATAAGTCAGAGCCTCCAGTAGCTCAATCAGTTTATGTGTGTGGTTGGTGTTTTAGTATTGTTGAACCATCCGCTCTCAACTGGACGGATTCTAGTGTCTATGTCTGTGATTGTTGTGCTGAAGATTACTTTACGAAATAATGGCTCAGGACAGAAAAACTATTGAAGCTGAGGTAATGGATCATGCCTTTTATCACGGTGGCAATGCCCCGGATTTGGGATGGTCGGCGCACGATCAAGATTATTGCCGACCAGATCGTGAGGTCATCGAGCGTGAAGAGGATAGGATGATGGAGGCTATACCCGAAGAGTATATGAGCCGTTTGCGGAGCAAGGAGCGTAGTCATGCTCTTATGCGCATGTTTGATGAGGTTTTATCAGATTTTGTAAGGGATGGTGATCCGGCTGGTGTCGGACGTAAGGTTTTATCGGTGGCTAAGTTTTGCGGTCATAAGGCTGTTGATGGCTATTCTCTGGGCGAGCTTGCTACTGCTGGCATGGAGACGAAAGCGGCTGTATCGGCAAGGATTCGTAAGACATGCAATCAACCTATAGAGGCGGTTGATGGTATCGCACAGGCAAGATTTCAGCAGGGACCGCAACAGCGCGCGGTTTCTGCTGAGGCCCAAAAGGGCAATAAGAACCGCGCTGGAAACAAAAAATAAAAATGAACGATAAAGAAGCACTAAAAGATATTGTCTGCGCGCTAATCGCGTCAGGAAGTTACACCCATAAAGATGAGGTTCCAGATTGGGACACAGCTTTGGGTTTGGGTTGGCGAGTCACATGGCATGGCAGGGTTGTCACGCATGCCCATTCGATTCTGGATCGCATACATGAATCATGTGATGGGGTTGATGGATCTCCAACGGTTCCGATGTTAGGAGTAACACAAGATTAACGACTAAGAAGATGATTGTTTTTACAGTAATATTGTGTTTTTGCGTTGTGGTTTTTGGGTCTTACACTTGGTGGTCTGCCAGAAATTGCATGAATAAGAGCCATTTGTCGCACTTGTCTGCGATGGAGTCCGTTGTTAGGTCTAAAGAGTATCATGAGGCTGGTAATGAAATGTTTAATAAGTCGATAGATTCATATAAAGAAGGTCAGCAATTTTGGGCGGCTGCTACTGAAGCTTTGCTGGATGCTAAAAGGCGTGAACGTGAAGTCGATAACGTGTTGGAGGATCTAAAGGCTAATTCATTATTGCCTATAGATTACAAGACAGGAGAGGCCGCGTGAATTATTTTGAGCTAATTGATATTGCCAAAATTGCGCCATTGGAGAGCAATCCAAGGAAGAATTTTGATACTAGATCATTGGATGAATTATGTTCCAGTATTAAGGAGCATGGTATTATTCAGCCTCTAGTGGTTCGTCATTCAGCCCTTGTTGAAGGTAGCTATGAGTTGGTGGCGGGTGAACGGCGATGGCGTTGTGCTAGGAAATTAGAACTGGTGCAGTTGCCTTGCATGATACGCAATCTGGATGATTTAGAGGTGGCTGAGATTCAGTTGATCGAGAATATAGATCGCCATAATTTAGATCCTTTAGAGGAAAGTAGTGGTGTTTGCCGATTAGTTGAACTTGGTGTCCATCCAAGCGACTTAGCTGAAAGGCTTGGTCGGGCGGAGGATTGGGTTCAGTTGCGGTTAGATTTACCAGAACTGCCCGATATGGCTAAGGATGCTTTGACTAATGGTGTCCTGGGTCTTGGAGGGGCTAGGCAGTTGCTGAGAGTTGATCAGGGTATGCGTGAGGAGGCAACACAGCGTTTGTTGGAAATAGAATCGCCTCTTACGGAGAGAACTGTTAGTGAGGTATTGCGCAATCGTTATCATGAGCCACGGCGTAGGCGTGAGCTTTGGAAGTCATTGAGGCAACCTATGCTTGTCAAATTCGCTGGTAATGCAACTCCTATTGATGATGTTGAGAAAAGCTATCAATATGTTCGTGCTTGGGGTGCTGGTATTGGTCATTTTTTTAATGTTGATGATGAAGTTGGTGGTCTTTCAAGGCATCCGGCGGAGTCTGTTGTTAGCTGGGGTGATTTAGCTCTTCAACATGATGTCCCGACATTATTGGTATGTGCTGGTGGTGTTATAAGTATCGATAATGTGGTCGAGGTTGTTGATCGTAGGATTATAATAGATGCGGAAAGGGCTTTGAGGGATCAAGGTAAGTCTCATACCCTTGGCCCACGTAAAACAGTTGTTAAAGATGAGTTGAATGATGTCGGTGTTGTTGATGGTGATGCCGAGCAAGATTATGATGAGACTGCTGATCAATTTGTTGTCAGGCATGTGATGTCGGCGTTAGAGTTGAGGCATGATGATGTAGAGCTTGCTGAACTTCTCATGCCTGTATTGGAGCTTATGGCAGAAAGGGGGGTAGGTGAATGAGTTGGTATTACCTGAAGGCGAAGTCACAGAACTTGCGCTCTTCGCGGGAGCTGGAGGAGGCATCCTTGGTGGAAGTATGCTGGGGTGGCGAACCGTGGCTGCAGTCGAAATCGAAGACTATCCAAGGAGGGTTTTGCTACAACGGCAAGCTGACGGATTGCTACCTCGATTCCCTATCTGGGATGACGTTCGCACATTCAATGGATATGAATGGCGAGGGAAAGTTACAGTTGTCAGCGGAGGATTCCCATGCACAGACATCAGTGCCGCAGGAAAAGGTGCTGGAATCGAAGGAGAGCAATCTTCCTTGTGGAGAAGTATGGCGAGAATCATACATGAAGTTCAGCCGAAATTCTGCTACCTTGAGAACTCACCGCTCCTTGTTTCCAGAGGTCTTGGAAATGTCCTCTCAGATTTATGCCAAATGGGGTATGATGCAAAATGGGGTATTATGGGAGCGCATCACGTTGCCGCTCCCCACAAAAGAGATCGTATCTGGATTTTGGCGTACCCCAGAGTGTGCGAAGGGGGGGACAGTTAGTATGCAAGTCTTAGATGAAATGGCGGGTGGTAATTGGAAAAGGAAGTCTGGACATATGAGACAACTAAGGTTGCAAGATCAGGTCAGGCATGAGGGTTTATGGCCGAAGTATTGGTTGACCCCCACATGTGTTAATGTTGAGCCAACTGAGGAAAGGCGCGAAAGTCGTAGGGAGTTTAGGCATAGTATCGGTAGAAATGATTCTCCCGGTTGTCTTGCTGAACAGGTCGCTGTTGAAAGTTTTTGGCCTACTCCTACATGTCAGGAGACTGAGCATCCAAACGCCGTTATCAATAAAAATGGTCGGCGTGTATCGGTCGATGGTAATTCTGATCACAGTCTGAATTTAGCGGATTCTGTTAAGACTTGGCCTACGCCTAGGTCTAGGGATTGGAAAGGTTGCAATTCTGTTGAGGGCTTAACGCGATCTGATGGTAAGTCGCGCATGGATGCTTTGCCTAATGCTGTAGCATTTCCAGATTATGTTACTCCTAGGGTTGGCGGAGAAGAAAGTTTTGAGTCAGTGTCTAAGCGTAAAGGTGAAGCCGCGGCTGGAACTCATAATACTTTGTCTAGTGTTGAAAAAGAGCATGGCAAGCAAGAGGGACAGCTTTCTCCTGATTGGACAGAGTGGTTAATGGGTTGGCCTGTTGGTTGGACGCGCATGGAGCCATTGGCTGATTATGATTGTCGTGATTGGCTACTAGATCCCGCTGAAGATGTTGAGGATCCTGTTGCTCGCGTGGGCAAAGGGATAGCTGATAGGAATAGTCGTTTGAAGGCTATTGGTAATGGGCAAGTTCCTTTGTGTGCTGCTGTGGCTTTTAAAATTCTTATAAGCGAATAAATGGATGCTACAGAATTACGTGCTGTTTTGCCCGGCACATCGTTATGGAGGGCATTGGGTTTATCTGGTTATGATCAGGTTGTCGCTTTAGATGGGGGTAAAAAAGAGGTTAAAATATGTTCGCCTTTCAGGGCTGACAGTTCCCCTTCTTTTTCCGTCACTTTGAGTAGCAATGATGGGTCTATTATTTGCACTGATTGGTCTGAAGACAGGACATGGAACGATTGGGCATTGATAGCTTATGTGCAAGGGGTCGATGAGGGCGATAGCGTTTCGGTATTGAAAGCCTGGCATGATCTGGCTGGCGTTGATTGGGGTAAGGTTGGTAAGGCTTCAGCTAAGGTTAAGCCGAAGCCTAAAAGCGTTGAGATAAAGATGCCTTTAGTTCAGCAGACGGCGCAGGGAGATAGACCTAGTAAGGTGAAGGAGGTGACATCAGCACAAAGTTCTTCCGTCTTGGTGGCATCATACGATTACTGTGATGAAAATGGGGTATTGCTTCATCAAACATTGCGTTATGATCCTAAGAAGTTCATGCAAAGGCGCAGGGCTAAAGATCATGAGACAAGCAGTGATGGTTGGATTTGGTCTTTAAAGGGTGGTCGATTAGTCCCTTATCGTTTACCTGAAATAGTCGATAATCCTCATGCTATGATTCTTATAGTTGAGGGTGAAAAGGATGCGGATCTTGTCGCTGGTTTGCTGGCTGACCGTAACATAGTTGTCACAACTCTTCCAATGGGTTGTGGTAAGTGGCGTGATGAGTATGCTAGTCATTTTGTTGGTCGCAGGGTTTGTGTATTAGCTGACTTTGATGAGCCTAGAGAAGATGGCAAGGCCGCGGGTTTTGATGGCGCTCTCAAAGTCGGTAAGGTTTTAAGGGATGTTTGCCAGAGAGTTGGATTGCTTGAGCTTACTGGTTTTTGGGCTTCGGCTCCTTACGGTAGTGATGTTTCTGATTGGGTTGAGCTTGGTCGTGATTCAGGGGTTTGTGATCGTGAAATGGCAGACAGGTTGGAGCGTTGCATACGTGATGCTAGATTGCCTAGGGGCGTGGTCTATGAGGGTTGCGTAGCTGGTGGCCCATCTAGCTTAAAGGTTGATGAAGATATTTTGGCTAGGCGTTTGGTTAATGATGAGGAGCTTATTTTTACTGCGGCTAGTTTTTGGCGGTATGATGGTTTAGGGTTGTGGGAGCGTGAACCAGATCCTTTCAGGGTAGAGTCTGTTATACGTGATGCGATGAGAGCATGTGGTGGTGGGGGGTTGATTACTAAGTCTAGGATTAGTTCTATCTATGGGTTGGCTAAGTCGGTGAGGCATTGCTCTGCTGACAGGATGAATCGACAACCTGGTGGCATGGTTAATGTAAAAAATGGACTGCTTGATACAAAAACTGGCCAGCTTTTGCCTCATAGGGCTGATTATTATATGCAGACTAGAGTTCCGCATAAATGGGAACCTAAAGCATTGTGCAAGGTTTGGTTAGATTGGCTGGAGGAGAGGCATCCTGATAAGGAGACTAGAACAGCTATACAGGAAATGTTTGGTTATGTTTTGGCAACGGATATAAATTTCCATGTATTCTTCTTTCTTTTCGGTGACGGCGGAACTGGCAAATCGACATGCGTCAGTGTTTTGGAGGAGTTAGTAGGTGAGGCTAACAGGGTCAGCATCCAGCTTGAGGAACTTGATAATGCCTTTATGAGATCGCAGCTTGCTGGTAAGAGTTTGTATCTTTGTAAAGAGCTAACAACCAAGAGTTTTGCACATATTGGTCTAATTAAGGCTATTGTGTCGGGGGATCCTATACCAGTTGATGTGAAGTATTCTCAGCCGTATGACTTCAAGCCATTTGGTAAAATGGTTATGGAGTCAAATGTGATTGCCTCTACTCCTGATAGTTCTGGTGGTTTTACGCGCCGTTTTGTTCAAATCGATTGGGATAGACCTATTGCGAGAGAGAAGATGGATTTCAATCTTATCGATAAGTTTCGGGATGAGATGCCCGGTATCCTAGCGTGGGCTATGGAGGGGTTGATCAGGTTGAGAAAGCGTGGTCATTTCCCTCTGACAGCAAAGGCAGAGCAATCGAGGGATCAGTTGATGAGGCATAGGTCGCAAATCGCTAGTTTCTTGAGTTCAAGCTATTTGGTTGAAGAGGAAAGTTGTCACATGCCTGTGAGGATTCTTTATGACAAGTATTACGATTGGTGTGATGAATATGATGTTGTGCCTTTTTATAAGGAGGTGAATACATTCATGAGGGAGGTCATGAGCAAGAAACCAGAATGGCGCGCGCGCAAAAAGCGTATCCGTGTTGATGACGGTAGGCAGTGGGTGATTGCGGGTTTGGGATCAGGGGAGAAAGGTGTTTAGTATGAATTGGTCTGAATGTAATTTTGAAAATTTGAAGGACTGTGCCAAGCTTTACGAGCTTACCTTGCCTACGGCAAAATCATGGATTGCTAAGTCGGAGGAGAAAGTTCCTTGGCGAGATCCGTTTTTTGTGTTGGAGTGGTATCGGAAATCTTTTGGGCGTGAGCCAAGGAAAGGTTTCATAGACCGTATTAACATTTTACAGGCGCAGATGTTGCGGTGTGAAGATGTTGTGGAGGAAAATTTTCATCCTGGTTCATCGAATGGTGTGGCGGGAGATCCGGCGACAAAAGTGGCTTATCGTTCACTTATTGAAACAAAGGTGAATCAGGATGATCTGCTGTATAGGAAGCGGTTTTATGAGGAGGTTTGTTCTGATTTGGCCAATGCTAGAACACTGGCAAGGATAGCTTCTGAGGAGCGCGAGGCGTATGATAGCTATAAAGATTTGAAGGCTAGGGGTCTTGATTATTCGGCTGAGGTTAGGCGGTGGCAAGATTTGACTAAGGTTAAGCGTGATTGGGCTAAGACTCAGGATGCTGTTGATTTAGCTTTTGTGGCTTTGCGGGAGTGGCTCAGGAGTGAGTGGGAACCGCAATGGAAGCAGTTAAAGACTGCATTAGATGGTCGGCGTTTAGGTATGGATGCGAGGGAGGATTTGAAGCTGGTGGCTGATGATCCAGTGGAGTGGCGGCGGGTGTGGGATATGAACATGGAACGTGTAATTTTAAACGTATTAGACAAAGAAAACGATGAACTTAAATGACATAAGGAAGCAGGGAATGACTGCAGCTAAGACTAAGGCGCGCGTTGCCGCCGAGCGCATGGATTGGTCTGTAAGGCAGTTTGAGAAAGCAGGGCTTTTTTCTATAAGCCTTATCAGGGGCTATGCTGAGGCAAGTGTATATATAGATCGGAAAGACTATGTGTTGCTGGGGCAGTTAGGCGATGACTATTTGATTGGTAAATTAAAACTAAAACAAAACAAAAATGATGAGAAACGATAAAGAACAAGGTAGCCTTTTAGGCTTATTGAAGATGACGATGGATAACAAGCTGACCATAAAGCAGCTCTTAGTGCTTTTGCACTTAGATTCCCCGGTGAAAGCATCGCAAGTAGCAGAAATATGCGGTGTTACTATGGCTGGAGCAACAGGCATCATAGATCGCATGGAGCAAGCACAATATGTTCGCAGGGAGCATAGTAAGTCTGATCGCCGATGTATAATGGTTGAGAGAACTGTCGCTGGAAGTGAAGCTTTAAAAAACATAATCAATGTCATCCCACGATAAACAAGAGCGCAGTAAGGCTGTTGCTAGGATATTGCTAAAGACGGCTAATATGATGGGTTGCAAGGTTGAGCAAATCATAGCGCGAGATGTAGGTAATCCCACGGTGAGTCGAGCGCGGATGGCGTTTTGTTATATAATACGTCCACTTCTACAAAACCATGAAACTGGTGCTATCCTTGGTCGCCGTAATAGCGGAACTATTGATAGTAGTTGGCGGCGTTGCCTCAAGCTGATGCAAACCAACAAGGTGTATAGAGATAAGGTTAATACTTTGTTGGAAGATTGTGATGGAGATCGTGAAAAGTTTCAACTAAGTAAGAAGGTTAGAGTCTGATATCATGGGTTTTCGGAAGCCAATCTTAGCTCGTATTTACTCATGTTCGCATGTTAAATATAATTGGATTTTGCGCATGTGCGATGGGGTCGTTAAATATTTTGTCGATAAGGATTTGGCGAAACAATGGTGCATTGATAATGATATTGTTTTGATGACTAATACTATTAGGGCGAATAGATCCCATTATGTTACAGGAAAATCTGGTTACATTTACATCATTTCGGGAGCGGAATCTGTTAAGGTTGGCTATACGACTAATGAACCTGCTGATAGGCTCAAGGCTTGTCAGACAGGCTCACCAGTTGATCTCAAATTGGTTTATTGCGAGTTATTTAAAGATGTGGTGGCAGTCGAGAGGGTTTTGCATGATAGACTTTTTGAGTTGGGTTTTTGGGATCAGGGTGAGTGGTTTAAATGTGATGCCGATGAGGTGGTTGAATTATTAAATATGTTCAAAAATGAAGGGTTTACTTAGTAAGGAGTTAAGCACCAGTGTGGCGCGTGCTTGGAGGCCTCGCGATGAAGTCGGTTTTGTTGATTGGTGTAAGGGTAATATTTTTCTAAGGGAAAGTGAAAGTCCTGATTACGCTGGTAGATACAGCCCGGCGATGGTTACACCTGTGGCTAGGTTGTTTGAAAACTTTCTTGATGACCCAACTATGAGACTGTTGGTTTTGAGTAAGTGTTCTCAGTCTTCGGCATCAAGTCATGCTTTATTTGAAATTGTCAGGCGTGTGGAAAGTGGTGTTCCTGGTAATATTGTTTATGTCATTCATAGTGCTGAAGAGGCGCGTAATATTGGTCATAGATTGGATGCGCTTTTGGCGGATTGTGTCGGTGCGAGTGGTGTCGTTGACGAGGTTTCTGCTGATGATAAAAGCACGTTGGTAAAGCGTTTGCCCGGCAAGACGATTTGGTTGACTGGTGCTGGTTCGGCGGGTGCTTTAGCTTCAAAGCCTGGTGTTAGTTTAGTGGTGGTTGATGAGGTTGATAAGCACAAACTCCTCAAGGGTGAGGCTGAAACAATCGAGTTGGCGAGTCAGCGTGGTAAGACTGTTGGTGATCGTAAGGTGATTGCTTTTTCTACTCCTACTACTGACTCAGGTCAGATATGGCGGGCTTTTCTTGATGGTTCAAGATCTGAGTATTTATGCCCCTGCCCTAATTGCGCGGAGATGATTCCTATGGAAATCGACATGCTTAGGTGGGGACATTGTAAAGACTTGGCTGGTGAGTATGATTTAGCTCAGGTCGAGGCTGAGACTTTATTACAATGTCCTGAGTGTGGTGAAACTTATGATGATTCACAAAAGAGGAGTATGGTTGATGATGGTGTGTGGGAGCCTACTAATTATTATGAGGATGGCGATCTCCAGATAGAGGGTGCTGAGAATGTTGGTAAGCGCCCACGATGGAGGCCTGGTGTTATGAGTGCTAGATTAGGGGACATGCACTCTTTTTGGCCCGGTTCTAGTTGGGGTGATCTTGCTGTTGATAGAATTAAGGTGGCGGGTGATCCTCTCAAAATACATGGTTTTCTTAATAACAGGGAGGGTAAGCCTTTTAAGGAGGGCGGTATGTCCAGTGTCGAATTGAGACATATTGAAAGTCTTCGCGGTGCTTACAAGCGTGGTCAAATTCCAGTTAAGCCAGAAATCGTTATTTTTGCTGCTGATACACAGGATGCTGCGTGGAAATGGGTTCTGGGGGCTTTCACTAAAGAAGGTGACTTTTACTTAAGTGATTATGGAATTAGCCTAAGTTGGCGCGAGGTCATGGAGCGCGCTAGAGATGGCGTGCGCTTTGAGGGTGAAGATTACATGGCACATTTTTGTGGCGTGGACGAGGGTGGTCACAGGACAAGGGAGGTGCGTAAGAATGTGCTGAATCTAGCTCCTTGGTTTGTTCCCATGAAGGGTTTGGGGGGCATGCAAGTGAAGACAGTTGTCGGGTGGAGGACACACCAAGTTGATCCAGATGCTGATCCTAATCGTGGTGTCGCGTTAGATACTGTCGAGTGTTTGACGTATGATGACGATTGCTTTAAGCGCGAGTTGTATCGTGATCGTATTTTGTCAGGGAAAAAACAGCGTGATGCTTTAGACGGTGGGCGTAACATATGGTTCCCTATTGACATGGATGAATCTTTTGCGAGAGAGCTGTGCGCGGAGCAGTTGATCAAAGGTGAAAACCCGCGAACTGGTCAGATCGGATGGTTTTGGCGTGTAAAGGGGGCTAATGATTTTGGTGATGCGACTAAGATGTGTCTGATACTTTACGCTGCTAGTGCAGCTATAATAAAATGAGCAAAAATGATATAACAGGTGACGAGATCGTGACAGGTGCTGTGACTGAAGCCTATCGGTCTGGATGGGATAGGATATTTGGCAGTAAGATTGACAGTGATCGAACAGATCATGGCAACTCTATCAAACGCGATTATCAAGGCGATAGCGGAGGATTTCACTCGCGCACAATTAGTTCAGATGAGGCAAGCGGCTGTGGCTGCGGTCATGAAGGATCTTCCGAGAGTTGAGATCACAGGGGCGAACTATGATGTGGGTGGTCAGTCTGGAGAATTTATACAAGGGAAGCCTAGAGATGTTGTCGAATACGCACAAGCTGCCATCGATTACATTGACAGCACTGTGAAGCGTAACAATAACGTGGTCTTTGGTGATTTTTCAAACCGCCCGGCTGGCTGGTAATTGACAGTTGCTGATCATGGCATGGCAAAACGTGGAACGCGAGGAGGTAAAAAGCACAAGGAGCGCAAGGCGGCGGAATCTGTAAAAAAGGATCTGCTTAAGGCTGTTGACCTCAATGTGGGCAACGGATTTGGTAATGGTTGGAGCGCGGCAACACCTAGTGAGCGCCGTGGGTATGTTTGGTGGCCTAATTTGGATACCAGTAAAGAGTTACCCCCGCACACTCGTCTTGAAATACTAAGAAAAGCGCGCTGGGCGGATGCTGAAGTTGGGCTGGTTCGTCGTGCGGTTAGTGGATTGGCTGATTTGGTTGGCTATCAAAAGCCACAGGCGGAAACAGGTGATCCTGAATGGGATCAACTTGCTGAGGATGCTGTTTTGAGAAGATGGGATAATCCTTTGGCTTTCGATCAGGCGGGTAAGATGGATGCCTGGTCATGGCAAGTTGCTTTGACTCGATGTCGATTTCGTGATGGGGATAACCTGACAGCTTTAGGAAGCACGCAATCGGGTGGTGCTACTATGCAGTTCTATGAGTCGCATCAAATAGACAGTGGTGATAAGACAACAAAGAATTTAATTGATGGTGTTTATCTAGGGCGAGGAGGTAAGCATACAGGATATAATATAGTTGGCTCTAATTTAGATGGTGAGAAAACTAACAAGAAACTTGGGGCTAGAGATGTTATATATCATGCTGACTTTGAAAGGCCCGGTCGTATCAGGGAGCCGTCCAAGCTGGCACATGCGATAAGCAACATTGTTGATATTTTAGAGATCCTTGCGGATACAAAGCATGGTATCAAAATTGCGGCGCAGCTTGGAGTGGTGATGACTACTCAGGCGGGTAGTGGAAATTCACAAATGTCTGAAACCTTAGCTAGTTTTCTTAGTAAGCAGGGAGTCGGAACAAATTCTGATGGTGATGATGTAGAAATTAATCTCGATGAAATTATGAGAGGTGGTCGCAGTCAAAGCCTCCCGGCTGGTGCTGACATGAAGACCTTACAGGATTCGCGACCACATCCAAACCAGTTGGATTTACTTCGATGGCTTGTGCGCGACATAGCGTGGGGTGCTGGAGTTGCGCCTGAAATATTATGGGAGCAAGCTGGATTAGGTAGTGCCGCTACTCGTTACCTCATGGCGGAAACTCGCAGATGGATTGAGAATCAGCAGCGTGTTCAGCGTTACGCTTGTCAGCGTATGTGGACATACACCTTGGCTCAGGAGATCAAGGCGGGTCGTGTGCCTAAGCCGACAAGCGATAGGTGGTGGTCGTGCAAGTGGATACCACAGGCTGACATGACGATTGATCGTGGGCGGGATGGAGCCTTGGAGATAAAGCAGATTGAAAAAGGATTGCTGACCTATCAGGAGTCTTATGCCAAGCGTGGTAAGGATTGGCAGGAAGAGATGCGACAACTTGCTAAGGAAAAGGCGTTGATGGTTGAACTTGGCATATCTGGTGATGATTTGAACACAGGTAAAAATTTATGAGTAATAAGTATAGCCACGACATAGTGGCGACAGTTGGGAGTTATGTTGATAGCTCAGGGCAAGATAAAAAGCGTTACCAAAAAGTTGGAGCAGCTTTCACTGATGATGAGGGTCGGATCTCGTTAAAGGTCGATGCTGTTCCCTGTTCGCCTCAATGGTCGGGGTGGTTGTCTTTGTATCCCAAAAAACAAGAGTTGCAGTCGCCTGCCCCAAATACGGATCCTGTTCGGGATGGTCAGGATGACATTCCGTTTTAGCGCATTTGACGCGCGGGCTTCACGTTATGGCTAATAAAACATGGTTCTCTATTGAGGCTCGCGGTGGAGGCGAGGGTAAGCCCCAAACGGCGGCTATCGAAATTTATGACGAAATTGGTGGCTGGGGAGTTTCAGCCGCCGATTTTAAAAAGGAACTGAGTTCCTTGGGGGAGGTAGATGGCATTGAGTTGTCCATACATTCTCCCGGTGGTAGCGTGTTAGATGGGTGGGCAATCTATAATTTAATTAAAGGATCAAAATCTCATGTGGTTGCAAAGATCGATGGTCTTGCTGCAAGCATGGCAACGGTAGTGGCTATGGCTGCTGATGAGGTTCATATGCCCGAAAACGCTTTTTTCATGGTTCATGATCCTTCTGGATTCGCTGTAGGAGGTGCTGAGGAGATGCGTGAGTATGCAGATCTTTTGGATAAGATGGAGGCTGGCATCAGAGCGGCTTACGTTGGTAAGACAGGACAAAGTGAGGAGGTCATCGACAAGCTGATGGCCGAAGAAACTTGGCTCACTGGTTCCGAAGCTAAGGAACTAGGATTTGTCGATGTGGTTACTGATGCTTTGGAGATGGCGGCTCTCAACGGTGCGGTAACAGCGTGTGCTGAGGATCTTAAAAAAGCTGGTCTTAACATACCTGTGGCTGATGCGATGATCATAGAGGCAGTGGCAGAACAGGAGGCCGAAGAAGCTGAAGAAGCTGAAGAAGTCGAAGAAGTCGAAGAAGTCGAGGAAGTCGAGGAAGTCGAGGAGGCCGATAAAGTCGAGTGCTGCTTGCCGGCCGATCAAGACGAAACAGATTTAGATGAGTATGGTGAGTTAATCACTGAACCATCAAAAGACGAGCCAATGGGGTTCGTTGAAAAGGTTAAAGCTGCGATCATTGGTCGCGGTGGTTCTGATGCGCTGGCAGAGTCTGCCAAGCTGCGCGGAACTATTAATTCATTGGAGGCTAAACTAGCTGACAGTGAGCATGCTCTTAATGAAGTGCGCGAGGAAGTCGCAGCAAAAGTTAATGAGCTAACAGCACTACGCGCCGATCAGGCGAGCGTGTTGGATCTCGTTACCGAGGCAGGGTTCGCGCCTGATGTGGCTGCGTCTATGCCTATGCCTGACGGCGGTGATGGGGATGAGATCAAGGCAGCGGAAGCAGCACTTGCTGATGCTGAAACAAAAGGCGGAAGAGAAGTTTATGCAGCGGTCAAACGCTTGCAAGATCTCCGCAATCAACAATAACTACAAATATATAGAATAATATTATGGCTACAAATCTAGCTCCATCCGAAATTCTTGTCCAAACCATCGATGCGTTCAAAAAGCGTGTTCCGGCTCTGGGCATGATGTCTACTGACTTTTCTGACTCTCGCAGTCGCAAAGATCAGACTATCAAAGCTCACATCCGCACTCTCCCATCCGTGGGCGATTACGGTGCTAACGGCTATTTCTCCAACTCAAACGATGCACAAACATTGCTTACTGACGTTGATCTAACCCTAGACCAGCACAAGCACGTTACGCTTAACCTCACTCACCTGAAGATGCTTTCTGATGACAAGCGTAATACTCAGATCGGTGACTCAGCCTATGTTTTGGGTAAGTCAATGGTTGACTCAGCACTTGCTAAAGTTACCGCTTCAGCCTTTTCAACCTCCGAGGTTGTTTCTGTTGCTAACAGTGACTTTGATGCCTTAAACAGCGCGCGTAAGAACCTTGTTCAGCAAGGTGCTAATGTCGATGCTCTCTATGGTCTTGTAAACAGCGATTTCGCTGCAAGCCTTAATAGTGATACACGCATCGCTTCTAAGGACTTCCGTGGGCAAGAGACTACTACCTCTGGTCTTCATGTCCTCAATGGTGTAGCTGGTTTCCAGCAGATTCGTGAATACGCTGATCTCCCTGCAAATGGTGAAAGCCTTTCAGGTGTGTTCTTCGATCCCCGCGCAATCTGTTTGGCTACTCGTCTGCCTAGTGACAGCACTGATCTGGCTCGCTCACTTGGCGTGCCTAACATCGCTGACACTACCGCCGTGACTGACCCTGAGTCAGGACTTTCCTTCTTAGGAATCATGCACATGCAACCTGGCACTCTTGATCTGTTCCTCACTGTTACTGTGCTTTACGGATCAACTGTTGGTGGTTCTGCTCTTGAGAACAGCGGTTTCCGCATCACATCAGCTTAACATTTATCATTATGCACATTGCGATTGGATACCAAAGCGTCAAGGGTTACGAAAACCCAAAGATGTTATATTGCGGTGAAGACCGTGGTGTAGCACTATCATTCACTGAATCTGCTGCTGAAGGCATTGCTAGGGTTGAGATTTTCTCACATCCTATCCCTGCCCAGCGCAAATTCTTTGCAGCACAAAAAGCAACTCCGGCGAAGGGAAGCAAGAAAGTTGTAAAGAAGGTGACGGAAGATAAGTAAGCTTTACGGCTTGTATTAACAGTGACTGACCTAGCTACGGCTAGGTCAGTTTTTTTTTGGCTTTGACATGGTGGCTATTTGTATGGACGAGGGTTATCGTAGTTTTTTGACTAAAGGACAGGCTTTTTTGGAGGATTTGTTTGGCGGGCAACTTGTGTGGAACGGTAGAAATTATTCTTGTGCTAATTCTGGATCTCGTAATGGCGATCAGCTTGAGGACGGCGGTTTTGTCGAAGTTGGCAATCGAAATGTTAGGATCTTGAAAACTTCTATGGTAGCTCCCCCGGTTATAGGTGAGCTAATGTTTCTTAACGATCAGGAGGTTCGTTTGGTCGAGATCGGTGATCGCGAGTGGGATGTGGCTTGGCATTTGCAATTTCAACCAGTTCGCGGAGAATGAGGGTTAAAGTCACGATTAGCGATAAAGAGATCAATAAGCAGCTAAAGAAGCTGGCTAAAAAGGCTGGCCTAGTTAATAATGATTTTGTTGATTATGCTGCGGGTGTAGCGCAGAGGCGGGTCGTGATGAATGTGCAACCATTTGGCCCGCCTAGTAAAAAGGGTAAGCCTAAATCATTAGGTGAGGGTGCGGTGAAGAAGAGCTTATTCAATGCTTTTCAGGTGGTATCGAATAGCTACACAGGTAGTGATTTGGTTAGCGGTTTAAGTGAGATGCACCAGTTGCATCAAAGAGCAAGAAACAGCCGAGGTCGTGTTGGTCATAAAAGGGCGAACCGACCCAAGGTGAAGTATTCTACATTTCAAACTTACATGCAAAAGGTTATGGACAAGGTTGGGATGGCGAAAGGTGGATTCGCAGATAAGAGCGGTCAGTTGGATAATGGTCGAATCCCGGTATGGGTTAAGCGACATTCTGGTGAGGGAACTGCAACTAGGAAAGAGAAGCATCATGTTGCTGAGTGGAAATTTGCAAATGACAAGTCTTACACCAAAGATGGATACGTTATGGGGGCTTCTAATTTGGACAAGGTGCTTAAGGGTCAGCAAAAGTTTTTAAAGAAGAGCTTGGAGGGTAAGCTGAGGCGAATGGGTAAGCTTTGACATTAGCTGTTTTATTATGACTACGAGTGATAGAGTTCTAGCTGTTTTGGCTGAGTGGATTGTTGAACAGGGCATGCTACCCGCTGATGTGTATCCGCGCCTACGTGACTACGATGGTAAGAAGGGGGCGCTAGAAGTATATTTAGATGCTGATGACCCGGTTGAGCATGAAGTGTTGAGGGGTGTTGATACTATTTCTGGAGAGATTGTGGTTGATGTTAGCGTTGATGATACTACTCAAGATGAGCGTCAAGCATTGTTGAGCTACATTGCTACATCATACGATGTGGATAATTTCATGTCCTGGGCAAATGATCCTAGCGAAGATAGAGGTTTGCTTGCTGGTGAGGATGTTAAGATTTACGACATACGGATTACTCTTGGCGGATCATGGGGTGTTGATGGGCGTAGGCAGAGGGGTAGGATTGATTGGGAGGTAGTAGCCTCACCAATGGTTGCCATTTGACGGTAAGCTTACCTGTTATTATGGCAGCAATCGTATATGGAGATATTAATTTTGGAATGGCCGCAGAATCTGGCCTTTACGTGGAGTCTGTAGACTTCGATACATCAGTGGACACAGTTTTCATTGGAGATGAGCAAGGGGCAGATGTTGCTGGTGCAACATTCAATCCTTCAGCTTCTTTTTCGATTACAGGTTTTACTAACACAGTTGGCAGTCTAACTGCGAAAACAGGTGAAAGTATTGTTTTGGCTAACGCTATTGATTGGGCAGATGTCTTGAGCAATGGTTATACAGGTGGTGGGCAAACTATCATTACTGGAGTCAAAGTCGGCTTGAACCACAAAAATGCGGAATCTAAAGATGTCAGCGGTATGTTCAAACCGTTTTTGGCAGCTTCCGCCTAATTAAATTTAAAAACAGCGGGGTAGAGGGAGTTGTCCCCTGCCCCGCTTTTTATGAGAACTATGAGAAATAATAAAGGATCGAGCTTGAGCCTCGATGATAAGACAAGGACTACAGATATACGGCTAGCGGCCGCTTTAATGTGTGTAGGTTTTAGACCGACCTCTGCGCCGTTTACCATTAAGCGCCCAGATCGTCCTGGTTCATGGATGCAGTTCACTTTCAATGAGATGAGTGATTGCGGTAAGTTTAGGGCTGCTGATTTAATCAAGCATTGGCATGAAGGTGTTAAGTTTATTGATAAAAACCCGGATCATGCTTTTTCTTATGTCATGGCTGCGTTGTTGCAGCACAAGGCTATCATAGATGGCTTAAAGGATTCTGAGGATGTTGCTTTCATTCGTCAGGGTTTATCGGTTGCTATGTTGCCCATGAACGCGACAGCGGAGTGTGAGAGACAGATACTTGGAAGGGAGTCCAAGTGAGCCTTATTGAATATACTTTTTTTAGTAAGCGTCCGAAGATTTCAGGTGTTCAGCTATACCCTCTTACGGCGGGTAGGTTGATAGTGCTGGAGCAAAGAGGAAACCCTTTGGCTGGTGCTGGGACAGATGATAACCCTGATCCGTTTGCTTTGTATGAGGCATTGATGGTTGCTAGTTCTGATTCAGATCAGTTGGCTGAAATGTGCTTGCTTGATGATCATGATTGGAAAAAAGAAGTTCGTAAATTTGGCTTTGATGTGCCAGATGTTGTTCTTACTGATTTTCAAAAAGTCATCGAGGATGAAATGGATGCGATCAAGCAAAGTCAGGTAAAGCCGAAAAAAAAAGCGGCTTCCGCCCCCCGGTCGCGCACGAAGAAGTAAGCGATCCGGCTCCTTGGCTGGCATCTTATGTAGCTAGTTTAGTTAGGTTGAGTGGGTGGAGTTGTGACTACATCCTGTGGATGCTGCCATACAGCACAGGATTGCAGTTGCTGCATGCCGAGTCGATCTACAATAATAATGCGGTTGAGTATGTAATTGCTCGCACAGCCAATCCTGATACGGGGCTGGCCGCGCAATTTGACAAGATGAGGTCTAAGGATTGACAACGCTAGACGCATCATGGCTGCGGGTTTAACATTTTCGATTAAGGGTGATTCGACTGGTTTTGTATCGTCTGTAAAAAAAGCCGAAAAATCAATAGGTAGTCTTACGGATAAGGTTCGGGGTTTTGGTTTTGGTAAGCTTAGTGCTGGTTTTAATAAGGCATCAGCATCGTTAAATTCTTTTGCTAGATCTAGTCAGCAGAAGTTGTCGTTAGCTAAGGAGGTTGCGAAGCTTGATAAAAATCTGAGCGATTTAAGCAAGCGTAAGGCTAAGGTTAATATAGATCTTAAGAGTGCTAAGGCTTTAGCTAAGTTTAAGGATTTGCAGGCTCAAATGCGGGTGTTGCAATCAAAGCCTATGACGGTGAAGATTGCGGCACAACAGCGTGATTTAATTACCAAACTTAAGTCGGCTAAAACAAGAATCCGAACTTTTCAAAAAGACGGTGCAGTTGTTAATTTAAGATTAAATGCAAAACAGGCGCTTGGCAGGGTGAAGGTCTTTGAAGGACAGTTAAAGCGCATAAAAAGTAAGACGATAGTTCTGAAGGCCAAACGCAATAACGTCTTGCCTCAATATAAATCTGATTTGGTTTCTATCAAAGTGGCTGCGGCAGCAATAAAATTTGTTGGCTTTGATAAGTTGAAGCGTAAATACCCGGCTTTGGATAATGTTGCGTCTGGTCTTAAGAAGGTTGGTGTAGCTGCTGCGGGGAAAACGGCTGCGGGTCTTACTAAAGCAGCTAAGGCTATGGACTTTTTGGCAAAATCATCAAAGAGGGCTATACTCAATAAGTCTATAGCGGTTGGAGCCGTGGTGTCTTTGAAGTCATTGAAGGGTGCAGCTACTGTAGCTGGTCAGGCTATAGGCAAGTTGGCACGTAAGATGAAGTCTTTGGGGTCTGCTGGTTCTTCTGGTTTGAGTGCTTTTAAGAACATGACTTTTACTGCCTTTAAAGCTGGTGCTATTGCCGCTACGGCAGCAGTGGCTGGATTGGTTATAGCTATAAAATCGGCGGTATCAAATGCCTCAAACTTAGAAAACCTTGGAGTTGCTTTTACGGCGATTACAGGTAGCGCCACTGGTGCGGCAGATCTAATTGGTCACTTGCGTGAAGAAAGTAAGAGAACTGGTGTTGAGATAGGCTCGATGGCTACGATGGTTCGTAGACTTATGGCAAATGGCATGGATGTTACCGAGGCTAAGAAGATGACATCCTCTTTGTTGGATATATCTGGAACGCTTGGACTTGGAACTGAGGAGGCAAAGTTGCTAGGTATTGCTATCTCACAGGTTCAGGCTAAGGGAGTTGTGTCGATGGAGGAGCTTAGGCAGCAAATTGCTGAGAAGGGTGTGCCTGTTTTTGATGTTTTAGCTCAGAAACTAGATGTCACTAAAGGTAAGTTGATGGAAATGGTCGCTAATGGCGAGGTCGGAGCGGAAGTATTGATGGAAGCTTTTTCAAATCTTGAGGGTCCATTGGCTAAGTTTAGGGGCGGTGCTGAAAAAATGGCTATGACCGCTCAAGGATCTTTCAATCGGCTTAAGGCTACCATAGCAGATGTGTTTGCTGATGCTGGAGCGCCGTTGCTTGACGGTTTGGCGGCGGGTCTTAATGTAATCACTAATAAGATTATTGAGATGGGTTCTAAGCTGAAAGCTTATGCAGAGGCGGCTGGGGTTTTTGTGCGAACTATGGCCAAGGCTTTTCAGCAAGGTAAGATGGGTGAGGTATTAAAACTTAGCTTAGTTGCTGCTGCAAAAGAGTTTGTGAATCGTATGTTTGCAGGTCTTAAAACTGCGGTTTCTTTTACAACAATGGCCATTATTGAAGGTGTTAAATCTGCGTTCAGTAAAGTAACTGATATGAATTTCTGGGTTGGGGTTGTTGAAATTTTCAAAAGTGCTTGGACTCTGTTGAAGGCTGTAGGTTTGGAGGTTGTGGCGGCTATGCCTGGTAGTGGTGACGCACAGAGAAGGGCTGCTGACTCTGCTTTCAGTTTGTCTAGGGCGCAGTTTGGTTTTGGTATGAGGCAAATGGAAAGGGCTGGCGATGGTCAGTCTATAGGTGGCATCTTGAGTACCGCTCTTGAGGCTGCTTTGGGTGAGTATCAAGAGGCTATGAACAATCCATTGTTGAACAACACAGATGAACTTGAGCGGTTGAAGCAAATTTATGAAGAAATGCGTAAACTTGCTGAAGAAGATAAAAAGAAGCGACAGGATGCGATGAATGAAATTGCGCCGCCTGATGAGTTTAAGCGCAAACCTAAAGAGGAAAAAGGTGGGGTTGTGGGATTCATTAAGCCTATTGTTACGTCTATGCAGCGAATTGGTGGAGCTTCCATCAAGGGGGTCACAAACAACCTAAATAAAACTAGAAACGATCTATTGCAGAAAATGGCCAGTTCGCTTGAGATTATAGAAAAGAAGGATGCCGTTGGTGATAAAAAGGATGCAAAGGGTTTTACCGAGCGAAAAATCACGGATGCTGACCTAAAGGATATGACTATCGAAAAAAAGGTGGCCAAGGTGGTGGGTAAGGCGAGCGGCTCAAATATTGGTAGTGCTATAAACTCCATCACGGATGAAATACTCAACATGATGCCAAAGAAGAAGGATTCTGGTGTTAGTAAAAAAGATCAGGGTGTCGGGGCTAAGGTGGCTGGAGTTGTGGGCAAAGCTGTAGGCTCAAGTATACGCCCGGCTATTGGCACAGTTAATGATGCTATGAAGAAGATGATGCCGAAGCAAAATGATCCTGTAGCTAATGCTGATCCATTTTTAAAGCTAGATGAACAACGTAATGCTTACCTGAAAAGTATAGATTCTCAGATAAACAAAATTGGTGGTCCCGCTGTTTTTGGCTAGGCTGTTGACAGATCTCATCGTTATGTATGAGTAATGTTAATTTTTATGGCTCGCGTGGGAAGCTGGTCAAAAACTGGAATATCTCAATCGAGAGGACTAAGGAAAAAATCTGGACGGTGGTTCAGACTTATCATTGCCATAGAGATGATGCGGTAAGATTGATGCCACGGATAGGGGCTAGGCATCCAGATTTCAGTTTTGTTAAGCTTGAGGATGTTAATGTATCTGGAATGGAGGGTGATTGGGTTGATATGCAAGCCCGGTATGTAGGAATTGATCCTGATGATGAGGCTTATACAAGGGGCTTAAGGATGAATACAGGCGAGGAGCATGTGGCAACAAATCGTTATTTTAGTGATGTTCCTGAAGATGATAGAAATGAGGCGGTCAAGCTTGCAACGCAACCTCCTAAAAACAAAGATGGTTCGGTTAAAGTAATCGATATCACAGGTTGGGACTTGATAGGTGGTGATGGTGGAGATCGTGGCAATAAGCTAGAGTTGTATGAGATGATTCAGGGTGGTATTGAGGCTTACTTAGAGCCGCGCATTGAGTTTTTTCATCGTTATGGTTCTGAGGAAATGCCTGATGATTTAAACAATATAGGAAAGCGTGGTGATGTTCCTGAAGGATCTCCTCCAATTAATTCGGAGCGTGAATGGTTGTTTACAGGTTACAATATCACTGAAAAAGCTAAGGACGTTTTTGACATAGAAAAAACGTGGTTGTTGAGTGGTCCTGGTGGTTGGAATGAAAAGCTTTATCCCGGTGTAGTAGCACAATAGGACTATGGTAAGAAAAGTCCCAGATAAGGTTCGCGTTGGTGAGCCAATTAAGGCCGAGGATTATAACCTCATCATCGATGGCTTGCGTTATCTTTTGAGTGCTGAGGGTGTTGTCAGTGATTACGGTAATGATGATACTGTTTCTTTAAATGCCTTTCACCCTCAAATTGAGTGGGCTGGTAAGGATGAGCCTGAAAAATTAAGGGTAGTTTTTGAACAGGCGCATGTGCATTGCGTGGTTAGTAATAAGAAGTTCCCTGTTTTTCGTTGTGAAGAGGAGTTTGAGAAGGTTGTGGCAAATGGCGATTCCTTTGATCTATTGCTTTATATCGACCCCAGCACCAACGCTTGTAAGGGTGTTAAGTTTGTTAATGTGCTTGATGAGGATGCTGCTGATCCTTGTGTTGGTGGTAGTGGTGATAACCTTGATCCTGTTGATACTGATGGCGATGTTGAGAGGTTTAGAATCATTGATTTCAATTTGGTCGAGGCGGAATCACAAAGTTCTGGTGAGCAAGCTAGACCTGTGTGGGACATCAAAACATTTTATCAGTCAGATGTAATATGGAATCCCGGTCCCAAGTGTCGTTTTGGTGTTGAGTGGGATCGCCCCTCTGTTCATGGGGGTAATGTTAAGACTACTCAGGTATATGTTAATGAGGGAACAGCTAGTTTTTCTAACATTCTAGCAAAGAGGTGGAAGCCGTATTTCCCAAGCTGGCAAGGTGCGAGTTTAGAGACTAGACCAAGGATTGCTTTAGATCTGGAAGGTTACATGCAGGGCAAATCCACTGGCACTTACTTTTTGGTTGGTGGGTTTTGCCAAAATGGCGGCGAGGTTAAGTTGTTAAGCCAAGAGGAATATGCTGAAGTATTAGGTCAATTTCCTGAAGATGCTTTCATTGTTGATATAGCAGAGGTTGTTATCGATTTGATACCTATAGATGAATTTGATGGGTACAATGAAGCTAATCCGGCGCAACCAACACAGGGTGATGCTTGGACTATTGTCGATTTAAGACAGCTAATTTGCTCAGATGTAATAATGTCTGAAATCCCCCCTTGTGGTGGTGAAGATCCTGGTAGTAGTTCTAGTTCTAGCTCTGGCTCATCATCCGGCTCTCCATCAGGATCTCCTGATGGCTCTGGTGATGGATCAGGATCAGGCTCAGGTGGAGGCTCAGGATCAGGTGATGGATCAGGCTCAGGCTCAGGTTCTGGCTCAGGCTCAGGTTCTGGTGATGGATCAGGTTCTGGTGATGGATCAGGTTCTGGTGATGGCTCAGGTTCTGGTGATGGATCAGGTTCTGGTGATGGATCAGGTTCTGGTGATGGATCAGGTTCTGGTGATGGATCAGGTTCTGGTGATGGATCAGGTTCTGGTTCTGGTTCTGGTTCTGGTTCGGGATCTGGTTCAGGATCAGGTGGTGATTCTGGGTCAGGATCAGGTGATGGGTCGGGTTCTGGGTCTGGCCCAGTTCCCCCGAATCCGAGTGTGCCTGGTGAATGTCCAGAACTTGCGTGTCTTAATATTGATGGTGAAGATATCACTACTGAGTTTGGAACTTCATCGTTTCAGGATTCTGAAGGCGGTGGTTTCACAGAGCATATATGCAGTTATTTTGTAGGGGATTTTAGGGTTGAGCAGCGTCAGATTCTTAAAGTAGTTGATGAGAATCTCTGGGACGGTTTAAATAATATAGAGGCATTAGATTTCATCAGGGATGACGCGGGTAATGTTGTGCCTAATGCGGTAACTACAATCTCAAATGAATTTGGTGAGGTTGATGATCCTTCACATACTTTTCAAGGTCAGATAGGTGATTTCGATGAAGAGATCGAGTTAAGCGGTGTAAATATTAAGCCGTGTGGTTCGGGGTCTGGTTCTGGTTCTGGTGGTAGCTCAGGAGATACTGGTGATTCTGGTGGTGATTCTGGGGGTGGTTCAGGTGGTAGTTCGGGTGGTAGTTCGGGTGGTGGTTCAGGTGGTAGTTCAGGAGGAGGTTCTGATGGTTCAAGTGGTGGCAGTGGTGATCCTAGTGGTTCTGGTAATGATGAGGATCCTTGGCCCGGTGATCAGTCATGTATCAAGGTTAATGGTGTGCAACAGTATGCAACACCAGTAAATGACTTGATTGATGTTTTACCTGAGACTTACAAGTGGACTTATTCTTTTGATGATGCTTTTGTTGGGATTACACCATCAGGGACTGTAAATTTAAAAGATGAGCCGTTTGGTGAGATTCTTAAAACTTATCCAGATTTGGATAGTTTTTTAGCGGCACTTGATGAAGGTATCGAGGACGATTATTTAAAGAATTTCGAGCGATGTGGTTCGGGTAGTTCTAATTCAGGTTCTAATGGTTCTAGTGGTGATGGCTCAGGTTACGGTGGGTCAGGTGGTTCTGATTCTGGTTATGGCTCTGGTGGGTCAGGTGGTTCTGACTCTGGTTCTGGAGGTGGTGGTTCTGGTGGTGGCTCAGGTTCTGGTGATGGCTCTGGTGGGTCAGGTGGAGGCTCAGGTTCTGGTGATGGCTCTGGTGGTGGCTCTGGCTCTGGTGGTGGCTCAGGGTCTGGTGGAGGATCTGGTTCTGATTCTGGGACGAGTAAGGACTCCGCTATTGTCCCGGTAAACTGGACTCCTACTGGTTACGTGGCGCTATACACCTTGGAATCCCCTGATGTGCGTTTTGAGGATGTTATGGTTGTTGAGAATCATAATAACTTACGCAAATGGAGTGTTCCTATATGCGGAAGATACAAGAGTGTCTGCGAACAAGATACATTCAGTGTGGTAAGTGTGACTACTGATAAGCCTGTTTCTATTGGTGTATCGATTACGTCTGATGGGCTATTGAATTTTGAGGGATCATTTTTGCCGTGGAACAGGCCAAAAAGGGTTGTGGTTAAAATTTCTGCTATCAGAAGAGGATTCAAGGGTGTTAGGTTTGAGGCAAAAACTTCACAAGAGTTTGCGGCAAACGAGAAAAGATTAGCTTTAGATATCTAATGGGTTTTTGGATAGATCCAGACGGTAATGGTGTTTTCATACCTGATTGTGATCCTTTGCCTTGGGATCCAAGTAAGAATGGCGCTGGTGAACCTTATGATCCTAACGACCCGGCTTGCGTTGGGGGTGGTGGTTCTGGATCGGTTTATGGTAGCAGTAAGAGTAGTTCTAGTAGTAGTAGTTCTGCGTCTAGCTCAAGTAGCTCAAGTAGCTCAAGTAGCTTAAGTAGCTCAAGTAGCTTAAGTAGCTCAAGTAGCTCAAGTAGCTCAAGTAGCTCAAGTAGCTCAAGTAGCTCAAGTAGCTCAAGTAGCTCAAGTAGCTCAAGTAATTCAAGTAGCTCAAGTGCTTCAGGTAGTTCAGTTTCGTCTGGTGGTGATTGTCCTAAGTATTGTGCCTTGTTTGATTATGGTGGGGTTAAATATCCAGTCACTTTTACAGGCGTATATGTCCCCGATTTATACTTCAGTGAAGAATTAGGTATGTATGTTGGGGGATGTGTTTTTTCAAGTCCTCCCGGTGTGTCCCCTTTTTACACGATGCAGCAAGCTGGTGATGGCGTGTGGGTGTTTAGAAATTCACAAGGTGAAGTTTTCGGAACAAGTGATAGCCCGGTTGGTGAATTTAACTCTAAAGTTGAATTTTTTGATGATGAGTGTCCACCAGATTCTTCTGGCTCTCCACCGCCTCCGCCCCCACCACCATCATCCTCATCAGGATCATCATCCGGTGGTAATTCGGGTTGTATCTGTGTGCGTTGGTATAAAACAGACGATCCAGATAATGAGGATGAACAGGGTGAAGATAGTCAGTGTAGTGACCTTGTAGATCTTTGTCTTATGATCCCTCCTGGCACTCCTTGTGATGTTAAGGGTTATAACTTTTTCATACTGGGTGGCCCACTTGATAACAGTAGCTTGGTGATCGAGACAGAGGGTCCAAATGCTCCACGAAAGTATTTTCGGTCTGGTGAAATCATTGAAGGTAGCTGGGATTATGGTCAGGAAATTGTTAGAGGTGATTACACATATACCATATCAGATGGTGAATGTGATTCTTCATCTAGCTCTAGCTCTAGCTCTGGCTCTGACCCTTGTTGCACCCCAAGTTCTGCGGATGCGTTTTTCGAGTTCTATCATTTTTATGCTAACCGTCAAGTAACAGTCAACACAAGCCTTGGTAGGAGTGGGTGTAATAGGTATGTAGCAGAAAGTCCCCTTTTTGAAAATTGTGGTGGCTATTATCAGTCAAAAGAATGGTTTATAGATATAGTTTACGATGGGACAAGCTGGAGGGCTACCCTTGGCACAGAGTGCTTTGCTGCCATCTACCAGTTTACAGGTGGAAATGATCCTTGTAATCCATCAGGTGAATATACACCTGACAGTAATTTTAGTAATGGAGAATTGACCGTAACTGTATAAAAAGCATGAGTAGTATTTATATACATATACCCAAAACCGCTGGCACTAGCGTGGCTTTTGCTATGGGGGTTGGTAGGAATCATTACACGTATCGTGACTTGAAAGATGATGGTCGGCTTGTGGGTAATTATGTCTTTACATGTGTTAGGAATCCTTATGATCGAGCGGTTAGCTGTTACTATTACATTAAGCATATTGTTCAGCTTGCTAAGTCAGAGGGGCGCAGTTTCCCTCATTTCATAGACGATGCAGTAGATGTTAGTGATTTTTGGGCAAATTATACAAGTGGCAATCGTTTTGAAATGTTATTCAACAATGTTATCTATTTAAAGCCTCAGTATAAGTGGCTTGAAAATGATTATTCTGGTTACGTGTCGAATAGGATCGATTTTATAATGAGGTATGAAAACTTGGCCGCTGATTGGTCACACATACAGGATCTTTTTGGGTATCAAGACTTGGGCAAGGAGAATGAGTCGGTGCTACGCGCTGGGCAAAATTGGGGAGATGTTTTATCCCATGATGCTAAGTTGAGAATTAGCTCATTATATGCGCAGGATTTTGCAAGGTTCGGCTATTCTGATGCTGAGGTTTGACAATCGGTAACTGGTGGATGAGTAATGAAAATAGCGTAGTTGGGTCAGTGAATAGGGCTGATGGAAGTTTGGATAGGCAAAGCCCTGGTGCTGGTGTTGCTTCGGTAGACCAAGGACAAGCAAAGAGTAAGGTTAATTTGTATGATTACTTTTCTGATGTTCAGGTTGTGCATCTTGAAAAGTTTCCGCAGAGATGGCTCAGGTTTGAGGAGAGGGCAAAGGCTGTTGGTGTTTCTGGTTATAAGAAGTTTAAGGCGGTGCTTGGTGATGCAGCTAATCCTCCGATTTGGTGGAGGGCTGGTAATGGCGCATGGGGATGTATGATGAGTCATTTACATATCGTTCAGAATTATTTAACTCGCGGTGATGATGGTCATCTTTTGGTTTTTGAAGATGATGCTCTTTTTTCTGAGGACTTTGCTCAACGATTGCCTGAGATCATGGAAGAGGTTGGGGATGATTGGGATATGCTTTACTTTGGAGGTCAGCATTTACACACGCACAGGCACAGGCCGTGGAAGTGCAAAGATAATAAGAATGTAATTAACGCTTATAACGTAAATCGGACGCATGCTTTTGCTGTAAATAAAAGATTCGCTGTGAAGTATCAGCAACATATTATTCATGCCCCGGACTATATTGATTATAATTGGGTAGCGCATGTTGATCATCAGTTAGGAGTTCTGCATGAAAAGGGGCAGTATAAGATTTACGCTGTGACTCCTTGGATCAATGGTCAAGCCGCTGGTAAAAGTTGGACTTGTGGTCGTGAAACAAATGATCATTGGTGGCAGATCGAGCCAAAGCAGATTGTTCACAAGTGAAGTCCTAAAAAGTAAACGCAGTTTGCGTTATTAATTATGGCAAAAAATATACATTAAACTTGTGTAGGAGTTGACATACGTCAGACAAGCTATGAGCAAGATATTGCATCAAGTCTGGATTCAAGGGGAGAGTGAACTACCACAAGAGTATATTAAATCTAGGTCTAAGTGGCGTGAAGACCTCCCAGATGATTGGGAGATGATGCTTTGGGATAATAACATGGCGCGTGAGAAGTGGCATGACTATAAGGAGGTCGAAGCCTCTTGCAGCTCGCACGCTATGCGAGGAGACTTAATTTTGGCTCGCGCTCTTCGTGATTACGGCGGATTAGCCTGCGGTGCAGATGTTATCCCTAACAATATACCTGATCTGCTGAATTTTGTATCCAGCACTGATACTATGATTGTGACCAATCCAAAGGGTAAGGCTTGCTCAAATGGTATTACATGGTTTCGTGATGTTGAGCATGAGTTTTGTTCGTGTGTTTGTAGATATCAATTACTTTACCGTGACAAGCTCCCAACTGGCAATGTTTGGCATCTAACGGGTCCTGGTGCGTGGTGGGGCGCACTCGCAGTTGGACAATGGAACTTGACTATGGTTACAGATCGAAAAGCCTTTACTCACTTATGTAGAGATATAGGAAAAGAGGCTTCAAATCCCGAAGGATGGGTAAATCCAGTCTACGCGGGTAGTTGGCATTAGTATGAGTAGTATAGATAAATACCAAGAACGGTATCTTGCTCATCAAGCAAGGAAGAAGGATGTTCTTATCGAGATAGTCAGGCAAAGGCATAGCAATAGGATGTTTGCACCAGAGCCTGTGAGTGATAAAGATATTAATGAGTTATTGATGGTGTGTGATTTTTGTCCATCATCGTGTGATAGGTTGGGTATTGATAAGGTCGTGGTAAATGGGAGGGATGATAAGAATCTCTTAGGTGGTTTGCTTGTCGGTGGTGTTGGTTGGATTCACAGGTCTTCACACATCATACTTTTATTTGCAGATAGAGTTGCTTACAAGGCGGGTGATGAAGTCGGGTTCATGCCTTACTTAGATGCTGGGGTGGTAATACAGCAACTTTACCTAACGGCTACCAGCATGGGTCTTCATTGTGCTTATGCGAACCCCAACATTAGGGAGAGGCACAGGGTATTTATGGAGGATCTTTATGGTGATCGTATATTTTGCGGTGCTTTTGCAGTTGGGCATCCTTTTGAATCATGACTGCGATTGACGCGATGATATCAAGTTATGCGCTTCTATTACGATCTTGATCTGGGTCAGTTAGTTCAGACCCCCGGCTACCCCAATCCACTAAATATCGTTGATTTCAAAAGGGGTGATGCTGCGGAAATTAGGCTTGGATTTTATGAGGGTGGTCGGCAAGTTTCGATAGGATCTTCGGCTGTTTTAGAGTTCGCTTTAAAACCAGTTGGCAAATATGATCTCGACCCTGTTGTTTCGAGTGATGATTGGACTTACGGCGGTGATGAGACTCCTGAGTATATCTGTAGTCCATCATTTAACACCATAGCTCTCAACGCACTATTTAATCATGCTGATGCTGATTACGAGAATGATATCAGTAGTGTTGATCTCATGTTTGAAATTACGTGGAGCGTTGATCTTGGTATTTCATGGGTATCTACAGATACAATTACGGCGCGTGTCTATAATGATGTGATCAAGGGTATTGAGGGTGTTCCTTTACAGGGTCCACCAGCTTACCCTACCTCTGCTGTAATACATAATTTGACAGATAACATAACCGTCACTGAGCCAATAAATCTGGATACATTAGAAGGTCTGCAAGGCCCAGCGGGTGCAGATGGAGCAACAGGCCCAGCGGGTGCAGATGGAGCGACAGGCCCAGCGGGTGCAGATGGAGCGACAGGCCCAGCGGGTGCAGATGGAGCAACAGGCCCGGCTGGTGCTGATGGTGCTGATGGTACTGACTCAACTGTGCCTGGTCCACAAGGCCCAGCGGGTGCTGATGGTGCAGACAACGCAACTCTCGATTCTGTCACCAGCAACGGAGCAACTACAACCAATGATATTACTGTAGGAAATCGCATCATAACTGGCAACAATGTAGCCAGTGGTGCAACAGCTACAGCCATAGGGGGGCAAAACAATACAGCTAGTGGTCAAAGTGCTGAGGTTCTAGGAGGTGATGGTTCGACTGCTAGTGGTCAAGGCTCAAGTGTGATTGGTGGTAGTAATCACCAAAATGCAGCAAACTGGACAGCTACAGTTGGAGGTTTGAATCAAACAGTTGCAAGCGGAGCAGCTAGGGGTGCTATTTTGGCGGGTTTTGGTCACAATTTGAATCACTCTGATTCTGTAATTATTGCTGGAAACACCATAACGTCAGACGCACCCAATACAGTTTTTGTTCCGAACCTAAATGTTAAAGACGGATTTAAGATGCCAACAGGCGCAAGCGATGGTGAAGTTCTAACCACTGACGCGAATGGCGTAGGCACATGGCAACCCGCTTCGGGTGGTGGTGGCGGTGGCTCAAGCGTTGTGGCGAGTTATTACGATGATGCTCTTGTTCTCGCTAAAACAACTGGTGCAAACGAAATCTACGACATCACAGGTCTATCCTATGCGATGACTGCGGGCAAGATGTATCATGTAAAATGCTACTACTGGCACTCCAGTGGCGGTTCTACTCTTTCGGGAGGTTCTAATAGCTGGCCAGCTAGTGCATCTTACTGCGATCTTGGTTTTATTCCTTGGGGTAATACTGATGGGGTGAGGCAGGGGTTTCAGGGCTGGTGGGGTGACGATAACGCAATCACACCAAGCAATACTTTTTCATACGCTCCGTGGGCTTATAATGCGACAAAACACCAATGCGATTTGGGTTATTATGGCTATAATGGATGGGCAAGGCTTGAGGGTATCTTCACTGCTCCTACAAGCTCAACCTTTACCCCTACCATCACCATTTATGGGGATCATAATGCAGGATCACTTACGGTTGCATTTCAAGGTGTCATCCATGAAATCGGATAATGAAAACTTACGTCATTAGCTTAAAGGAAAGATCGGACAGGCGGGAGAAGTTCTCCCTGCCTTTTGATTATGAGTTTCTTTTGCAAGACAGGGTGACGGGAGTTCATGGTGTTCGTTGGTGTTTGGCAAACCTTGGTTGTATGCTTGGTCATAGGCAAGCAATCCAACTAGCAAAAGAACAAGGGCTGGACGAGGTTCTTGTTCTGGAGGATGACGCTAAATTAGAGAATGGGATTCCAAATAAAATGCCCCATGCTGTCACTTTTCTAGGTGGTGATAAACATCATGGTTATATCGTCGGTAGCCATGCTGTGTATTACCATTCATCCTCATTTGACCCTCTACTTGAGTCATTACCAACACTTGAGCAGTTACAAGATTCAAAGCATCCACCGATGCTTGACCCCTACGACTTATGGCTAAGTCGGCAAGGAGTGGGGTATGCAAATTCATTCATTTCTTTTGATGAAGAAAACGGAGACATCCCCCACGGAGGTAAAATCAAACAAGAACTATTAACAGCATAACATTATGGAAAATGCAGAAGAACTATTGGCAAGACAATCGGCAGATCATGAAGCATGGCTTAACAGAGTCCCTGACTCAGTAACAAACTATCAGATCAAACAAGCACTCAACACTGTCCCTCAAGATCGGACAGCCGTTGAAGCATTGGTGGCTGCTAGTGAAGATCAGAACTTAATAGACGGCTGGAATCATGCAGCCAGCTTCAAGAAAGATCACGCATTATTTATTGGGGCTGTGGCACTACTTGGTTGGTCGCAGGAGAAGGTGGATGACTACCTCAAGCTTGCCGTTACCTTTGAATAGCTTTGACGTAACTGCTCATTGTATGAAAGCGATTCTCAGTAGGCTCAAGGAGCCAAGCACTTGGAAAGGTTTAATTAGTCTAGCGGCTATCGCTGGCTGGCAACTAAACATGGCACAGGAGGAGCAGATTGTTGCAACGGCACTTTCGTTAGTAGCACTCATCGAAGTTTTAAAAGTAGGTAAATGAAAAAGTTATTTGCGATTATACCCTTACTTGCTTTTGCCTCATGTGGTCAGGACTTTGATCTAGGCCCGGTTTCCGTTGGTCTACATACTGAGTTTTACGAGGCGGAGTATTCCAGTAAGGGAGGCTTGTCGGTTACGGTCATACAATCCTCTGGAAAGTAATGGGTTTTGAGCTAGTAGGGAAGGTTTTTGATATTCCTAATTTTGAGGAGTATTTGACAACGGTGGATATGTCTTGGGCTGATAGTGTCTGTGTGCATCACACTGCTAGTCCCAGCCTAGCGCAACGTCCTGAAGGCTGGAAAATAGAACACATGTTTAACTTGGAGGATTATTACAGCAATCAGTTGGGCTGGAGTTCTGGCCCACATTTGTTCACCGATGAGGAGTCCATTTTTGCAATGTCATCCTTGTGGCGCAGGGGCGTTCATTCAGTTTCTTTTAATCATCGTAGCATAGGAATCGAGTGCTTAGGTAATTATGATGATGAGGATCCTAAGAGTGGTCGCGGTCTGGCTTGCATGCGTAACACGGCGATGACAGTAGGATTGATACTGGATGCTATGGGGCTACCAGCAAATGAAGAAACTGTTTTGTTTCATCGCGATGACCCATCGACAAACAAAACTTGCCCCGGTAGAAAGGTGGACAAGGATTGGTTTTTGAGCCTGATAAATTGTGCTATTGAAGAGCTTACAATGGAGCAACGCATGGAGCGTGTAGAAACACATCTTGGACTATGATCGCTGCTGAAAATATTACACTCTGGGCGCGAGAGGGCGGTTTGATTGGTTTGGTTTTATTTTCGCTGTTCGCGTTGATTTTGCTGTTCATCCATGTTCTTTCTCGAAAAGACAAGTCTCACACTAATTTCATCGAGCGAATACTTAGCTCTGAAAAAGAAGAGCGCAGAGAGATACACGATCAGCATACTAACACATATAACCGTCTTAGTAACTCACTTGATAATTTGTCTGATGAGTTGAGAAAAAGAAAAGGTAGCTAGAATTTTACTTTTTTGGCTAATTGTAAGCCATGTTCGTCCCTTACGTGACCATAAACTCTTGCGGCTAAGGAACCACCGTCACTATGTCCTAGCCATTTGCCTACTGTGGCAAAATCTACGCCACTTTCGATGCACCTAGTGGCAAAGAGATGTCTGAGGTCATAAACTCTCATGTGATCGATCTCCAGACGTTTACAGGCGTTTCTGAGTGCTATGCGGGGAGTCTTGATGTAGAAAACTTTGCCCCCTGGTTGTCTTTTCTTGCGTATGATTGGCTCAAGGGCTTCAATTATTGGGATCATTCTTTCCCGCCTGTTTTTTGTGCCTGACTCCCCTCCCCTCACGGTGATTCGATCTACACCAACGTCTTCCCAATTTAGCTCCATTACCTCACTAGGCCGCATCCCGCAGTATGCTATCCATTCCATGAAATCGGCTGACTCGTTGCTGTGGCGCTTTTTTTGTAGCCTTACGTGGTTGATCAGCATTGAGAAGTCTTCAGGGCTTGGCATGCGTTTTATTTTTTCGACTGCTTTGACTCGTTTAAGATTCTTGGCTGGATTTGTTTTTCTGTAGCCAGCATCTATTTGTAGTTCTAATACGGCAACCAGACTGCTCAACAGGTTGTTTACAAAAGTTGTGTGATATGTTTTAGCGATCTTTTCCCACCAAGTGCGTATTACTATCTCCCCGGACATGGCTGGTGGTGAGTCGCATGGTAGTGTCTTTCTCATGATCATGGAGCAACGCTTCCAATAATCTTTGGTAGATTCTTTGATATCTGGTCGTTGTAATTGTTGGTTTAGCCAAGAATCAATGCAACCCCCTAGCGTGTCTAAGCCTGTAATATGTTCGCTGGGCTTGTCTTCATCTTCTTTTAAATCTCTTATCACCAACGGTAGCTTGACTCGCGCGATTTCTAGTTTTTTTGTCTCTAGGCTTTTGCGGATAGTTTTGCCAGCAATCTTAATTTGTGCGTAATACACCCCGCTTGCGACTCTGCGGCGCATGTTGGTAATTCTAGTTGATGACCATTCACCCATGCCCCAAAGTTGGCTGTGAGGTCTATTATTGTCCATTAAAAAGCAAATGGGGATACCAACAAGGGATACCAACGAAGTCAAAACCAACGCGCTTTTTGCGCGCAATCCTTTATTTTATAAGGTAGGGCTGACAGGACTTGAACCTGTGACCAAAGGATTATGAGTCACTGTTTAATATGTGACACATGTTGACAAATAGTGACAAATCAGTGCTTTTGACCGATTGCGCAATGCGAAAAACGGCACTATGTGACAGGATATGACAGTGCGGGGATACCAACAGGGATACCAACACCAAAGGCTCGTCTAATATTCAAGACCGAAGAGTTTTCGCCCATATCGTGATATGGAAAGTTTTTGTTCCTTGGCATCTTCCGCAACTTTTTTGAGTTCATCCTCTGTGACTCTCACTGCTATAGTTTTATTGCGGTGCAAATGTTTTGGTTTTTTTGCGGGGTGATTCTCCCCGGCTTGGCCAAGCTTAACTGGATTGAGGTTATCTTCGGTCATACGTAATACTTTATGTCTAATTAATTTTTAGTCAACACCAACGGCATCTCAACACCAACGGCATCTCAACACCAACGGCATCTCAACACCAACGGCATCTCAACACCAACGGCATCTCAACACCAACGGCATGTCAACACCAACGGCAT